AGGGGTCCCAATAGATTTGTATGTATTGCTTGATTTACAAATAGATACGCAATAAAATACTTATGAAGAGAAAAACAGAAGTGAAAAAAATTCTGCAAAAAATTATATGAATCAAGATCAAATAAACAAACTCCCACCAGACGTTAAAAAAGAATTTATGAAGTATGCTATTAAGTATGCTGAAAAGAAAACCCAAACCAAGATCCAAAATGATTTTATGACTTTTGTCAAACACGTTTGGCCTGAGTTTATAGAAGGTAGACATCACAAAAAAATTGCAGAAAAATTTAACGACATAGCAAATAAAAAAATTAAAAGGCTAATTATAAATATGCCGCCTAGACATACAAAATCTGAGTTTGCATCTTTTTTACTTCCTGCATGGATGGTGGGCCGCCAACCTAATTTAAAAATTATCCAATCTACCCACACCACGGAACTCGCTATACGATTCGGTCGTAAAGCTAAAACTCTTATGGATTCTCCAGAGTACAAACAATACTTTAAAACTAGATTAAGAGAAGATTCACAGGCCGCGGGCAAATGGGAAACTGAACAAGGTGGTGAATATTACGCTGCCGGTGTTGGATCTGCAATCACGGGCCGTGGAGCGGATTTATTGATTATTGATGACCCACACTCTGAGCAAGATGCATTAAATATGTCAAGCATGGAACGTGCTTATGAATGGTATACGTCAGGACCTCGTCAAAGGTTGCAACCCGGTGGAGCAATTGTTGTTGTAATGACTAGATGGAATATGAAAGATTTAACAGGAATGTTATTAAAATCACAAAAAGAATTAAAATCTGATAAATGGGAGCTTATAGAATTTCCAGCAATACTACCTAGTGGTAAAGCTGTTTGGCCTGAGTATTGGAAACTAGAAGAACTAGAAGGTGTCAAAGCATCCTTGAGTGTCGGTAAGTGGAACGCGCAATGGATGCAAAACCCAACAGCAGAAGAAGGGTCACTTATTAAACGTGAATGGTGGAACACTTGGGAAAAAGATTACATGCCACCTTTAGAACACATTATACAATCTTATGACACAGCTTTTCTTAAAAAAGAAACTGCCGATTACTCAGCTATTACTACATGGGGTGTGTTTAGGCCAGATCAAGATAGCCCAGCTAATCTAATATTATTGGATGCAGTAAAAGAACGATTAGAGTTTCCAGAACTTCGTAAAAAAGCAATGGAGCAGTATAAATATTGGAATCCTGAAACAGTTATAATTGAGTCTAAAGCATCTGGATTACCATTAACTTATGAGTTGCGAAAAATGGGGATACCTGTTATAAATTTCACACCTAGTAGAGGAAACGATAAACATGCTAGAGTAAACGCTGTGTCTCCGATTTTCGAATCGGGTTTGATTTGGGCGCCGGATATGAAATTCGCAGAAGAAGTGATTGAAGAGTGTGCATCATTTCCGTATGGAGATAATGACGATTTGGTGGATAGTACAACACAAGCGGTAATGCGCTTTCGACAAGGTGGATTTATATCTCACCCTGAAGATGAAAAAGAAGATAGCATTCCGCCAACAGTAAGAGAATATTATTAATGGACGTAAACAATTTAACTAGCGTATATAATCAAAACCCAACTTTACAGGGTCAGTATACTTTACCTCAATATTTAGCTTTGTTTGGACAAGGTGCTACACCTACTACACCTACACCTACACCTACACCTACACCTACTCCAACCGCTACACCAGCTTCTAGTCAAGGAATTATAAATGCAGGTATAAATCAATATCAAGGTGGTGGTTCAGAGGGACTTAATATGATAGGTGGTATTGGAGCTTTTGGTAATTTAGATCCAAATAGTTTAAAAACAGTAGTAAGAGATGTTTACAATATTGAAACTGGAAAATTTGAACCAAGAGAAATTGACACTTATTTAGATAAAACAGGAGCAAGAAAAACTTTAGATAATAAAAATCCCACACATGCTGGCATGCATGGTGTGAAAGGACTTGCTGGTTATGTAATGGAAGGTTTAGGATTTGGTCCTAAAAAAGATGAAAAAGGTTATACAGATGGAATGATTAAAGGAATGTTTACAGGATATACTTCTAAAGGTGATTTAAGCACTATGCAGTTTTTAAAACAAAATAAAGATAGAAGAGAATATTTAAAACAACTAGAAGACAATTTAAGAAAAGAACAAAAAGAAAAAGCAGATGCTGTATCTAGAGCAGCTAGAGCACAAAACATATCAAACCAACAGGCAGCACAACAACGAGAAGCAATTCAAAGAGATTATCGAGATGATAGAGGTGGTGATGCTCGTGCATATGAAGGATCTACAGGTGGATATAATGAAGGTAATTTTTGTTTTGATCCAAAAACTCCTATTCAAATGGCAGATGGTTCAACTAAAGAAATTAAAAATATTCAATTGGGTGATAACACTAAAGGTGGAGAAGTTACAGGTGTATTCCAATTTAAAGCAACTGATGAAATTCACGATTACAAAGGTGTTACTGTTGCGGGTAGTCACTATGTTAAAGAAGATGATAAATTTATTATGGTTAAAGATAGTCCACTGTCCATTAAGATTGATAAGATACCAGTTGTCTACTCATTAGATACAACGGGCCGAAGAATCTTCATTAACGATATTGAGTTCGCTGATTACAACGGAGACGGTGTTGCTAAGAATTTCTTAAATAATGCAGGTGTTGATTTAACTGGATTTGATAAGGAAGTATTACGTCAAGTTGAACACAGGCTAATCTAATGGCAGAAACGCTATTTACAGATATCATAAACAATTTAGGTAAAGCAAAAAAAGAAGGTAAAATTCAAGGCGGCTATCGTTATAAAGATGGTAAGCTAAACATTGGCGGCGGTTACTATGGCGACGATTCGATGTTCGAGGTCGACGTTAACAAAGACGGCGGTAACATATTATTTAAAAAAAGATTCGCGGACGGCGGATCGACTAATGGTTCCGGCGATAAAGCATTTACCGGAAAAGTAAAAGAGCTTATGGATGATGGCTATGAGTTTGGCGAAGCAGTCAAAGAGGCTATGAGACAGGGGTACGCGAAGGGTGGTAAAGTTAAAAAAGGTAATAAAACAAATTTAACAGAAGAAAAATTTGTACAACTAAGAGTTCAAAAGAAAAATTTAAATCATAAAGAGTTTGCTGAGTATTTAAATACACAAACAAAATATTATCCGGATCCTAAACAATCAGATAAATTTAGTGGTTTAAATGTTGATAGAAGATTTAATAAAGCTAAATCAAGAGGAAAATTTCCACCTAATTTTACTTTTAAAGGATCTACACAGGATAGAGCTATTACAGATGCCGATAGAGATGCATATAAAGAATATGCTAAAGAAAAATTTAAACGTAATCCTGCTAAAGTAAAAGAAATTTTAGCTTTAGATGATAAAGGTATTAATAGAAAATTATCAGATAATAGAAAATTTAAAAGATTAAGTCCTGATGTTAAAGAGGCTAATGCTGCTAAACAAGTTAAAGATCGTGCAAAATTAAAAGCTAAAGGAGGAGATGCTTATCAAAGGTATTTACAAATAGCTAGAGAAAATAATAGATTAAATCCAAATAGAAATGCAAATAGATTTTACAGAAATTTAAGTGATCCTAAATCTTTATTGTGGGAAGATTTATTAAAAAGAAATGAAGACGGTAAAAGTAAATTTTTTAGTTATGATAAAAAATTACCTAAAAAATCAAATTATGGTTTTTATGATAAAGCTAAAACTCAATCAATTGTTTTAAAAGATAAAAAAGGAAATAAATTTAGATATAATACTTTGTTAGATGATATTGATAAAGCAGGCTACGATTCAAGAGCTGCATTTAAACCTTATAATCAAAAATCATTTTTATATAAATCTGGTTTAATGCCTGAGCTAAATAAATCTGCTGGGATACAATTAGGACAAAGAAGAAATCCTTTTCATGTTCATCATATAGAAGGTGTTAAAAAAAATCCTTTTAATGTTATGTTAACTTATGAAGGTGCAAATATAAGTGAAGGTAGAAGCAAAAAAAGTTTACAAAGTGCTTTTGCTAGAATTTCAGAAAAAGAAAAATTAAATCCCAATAATCCTAAATTATATACAGATAAAAAAAATGCTCTTAAAAAATTTTATAAAAGTCTAGATCCAGACATTGCAGTTAAAATTGGTAAACAAGAAATAGGTAAAAGACCTCGTTTAATTGACATGTTAAAAAAATCAAAAGTTCCATTAACTAAAGCACAAAGAAGTGGAGCAATGTCTTTAGGTTCATTTCCAGCTCAACTAGCGGAAGCACCTGGTATGACTAAAAGTGCAATTAAAACAGCAGCTAAATCTGTAGGAAAAGTTTTAGGTGTTGCAGCATTACCACTAGAAGCATATTTTATGAAACAAATGTATGACGAAGGTAAAACAATGGCAGAAATTTTAGCAAGTCCTTTAATGTTAGAAGGTGTTGTAGGAGAAGGTCAAAGGCTTATGACAATGGATCCTGTTGAAAGACAAGCTGTTAAGAATGCACAAATTGCAGAAGACTTTTCTATGATGGATACAGATTTTATGACTCCAACAAAACAAGGACTAGAATCTGTAGATGTAGAAATGGTAAATGAAAGAGCTAACAGAGAAATAGAAGAAAGAAGAAAAGCCAAAGCTGCTCAAAGAAATAAGACATTGCCAAATCAAGGATTATTGCGTATACTTGCAAATCCAACATATGAAGGTGTGTTATAATTAACAGGAAAGAGATATGGCTGAAATAGACGATACAATATCCAACGAAGTAGTTAAAGATGAAGCTTTTGTAGAACAAGAAGTTGCAGTTCCTAATGAAGAATTAGAAATTTCCGATACTGCTGAAATTACTATGGATGAAGAAGGTGGTGCAGAAATAAATTTTGATCCTAATGCAATGTCAGGATTAGAAACAGAAGATCATTTTTCTAACTTAGCTGAGGTTATGGATGAACAATACCTAGATGAATTAGGTACAACTCTTTTTGATCAATATACAGAATACAAACAATCTCGTGGTGAGTGGGAAGATAGTTACAGAGAAGGTTTAAGTCTTTTAGGATTTAAATACGAAAAAAGAACTCAACCTTTTAAAGGTGCAAGTGGTGTTAATCATCCAGTTCTTGCAGAAGCTGTTACACAGTTTCAAGCTCAAGCTTATAAAGAATTACTACCAGCAGATGGACCCGTTCGTGCACAAATTTTAGGTGACATTTCAAATGAAAAACAAGACCAAGCACATAGAGTAAAAGATTTCATGAACTATCAAATTATGGATCAGATGACTGAGTATGAACCAGAGTTTGATCAAATGCTTTTTTATTTACCTTTATCAGGTTCTACTTTTAAAAAAGTTTATTATGATGATTTATTACAAAGAGCTGTATCTAAATTTGTACAAGCAGATGATTTAATAGTTCCATATTCTGCAAACTCTTTAGAAGATGCAGAAGCAATTGTACATGTAATTAGAATGTCAGAAAATGAAGTTAGAAAACAACAAGTTTCTGGTTTTTATAAAGATATGGAAATTGGTGAGCCACCCGTTA